GGGGTCTTTTGCATCAGTGCAGCACCAGCTTGGTTATCACATCCTTCAGGCCCAGGACGTTCACAGCGAACACCATGCCACCGCCGTACATCGCCCACTTGATCTGAAGCAGGATCTTCTCGATGGCCTTCAGGGATGTCCCGAAGGTCTCCTGGGCATCCTCAAGCGTCTCCAGCTTCTCGTCCTGGGCATCCATGCGGAACTCCAGCTTTGCTACTCGGTTGTCGAGTGTTTCATCCATCATTCCACCGGCTGTGCTTTGGCGATGATCGCCGTCTTGTCGTTGCTCGAGTTCGTGTCTCCGAACCAGAAGTGAATTGTGGCCAACCAGGCGGTGCCCAGGGAGCCGATCAGGCTGTAGAAGATCGCCTTGTTTGCGTCAGGGATGTTGCAGAACATCAGCGCCGAGACGAGACCGAAGAAGCCCGCAGTGATCGCCAGGGTTAGCACCGGGGGGACCCAGGAGCGCGTGGAGGTCTGCATGGTGCGAGCACCTTCCACGTCCTGCACGTCCAGTGCGGCCAGAGCTTCCTTGTCCTTGAAGCCCAGGGTCGCCATGGACACCTGGAAGTCCTGGTCAGCCTTGCGCATCGCGGCCAGCTGCTCTGGGGTTGCGCCGGCAATGGCTGCTGCCACGGCTTGTTGACGCTGGTCCACAGGATCATTGGAACCTGGGGTGATCCCGAAGACGTGCTCCAGGGCTGTTACTGCGGTGCCCGCCAGGGGGCCACCAACGGCGGTGGCGATTGTCGGGGCGAGGTTTGCCACCACGCCTGCGATGCTCGACCAGCTCATACTGCTACCTCCGAGTGCTGTTGGAGGTTCGGTGACCCCACGTTGAAATTTGCGCCCAACAGGAACTCAGCCATCTCGCCAGAGCGCCGAGTTACCAGGCCTGCCATTACCTTGCCGGCTGCGAGATCCCACTTCGGGAACTCTTTGGCCGCACCTTCGATGTCCCCTGCGTTCAGAAGACGCAGCAGGCTCGAGTGGTCGAAGTTGCCCCGTCCCACGTTGTACGTGAAGGAGGCCAGAGCGGCCTTCTCCTCGTCAGTCAGGGGGATCTTCACCTCGGAGTCAATGAATGACCCCAGGGAGACCACGCGGTCCAGGAGATCCTGGTCGGCTTGAACTTGGGTCCATACGGTCCCTGGGCCGATCTTCGTACCTGTCGCACCGTAGCCAATAGTCCATGGTGCGGCACCTGTCGCAGGGTCGGGGTATGCCTTGAGCCGGCACCCTTCGAACTGCTTGATTAGTTTCAGTGATTCATCGCACCACGTCATATTGTTTCCTTAATCTGGAATGATCGCGTCGGTGCCCATCTGAGCAGCCATAGCGGTCTTGCAGTGGTCCTTCTGGAGCCAGTTCAAGAACCGACACAGGACACATCCCCAGCGTTGCTGCTTGAGCTGGGCCTTTCCGGCACGGGACGAGATCGTTTCGTATGGGCTACCGAGCAGAACGAGAGCGTTGACGGCGATGTCAAGCACGATCAGGATGTTCAGCAGGTAGCGCTTGATGAAGTTAAGGACTACCAAGAGATAGCCTCAACAGAAGGAACGTCCGTGGCTGCTGCGATCTGGTCCTGGAGTTGCTGGTTCTTACTCATGCAGGCTAGGATCGCAGCCTTGCCGTCCATACCAACTTGCTGAATCTGTGCAGCCGTGTGGGCCGACCAGCTCCAGTTGCCATTGGAGTCCTCACACCAGAATGGAGTTAGCCAGGTGGACGGAAGGTTGGGCATCACGGAGGCAAGCACGGACGACGCGAGGTTCTGCTGGTCCGTGGGCTTCGCTGGGTACTGGTGAGGAGTACCCAAGGCACTCGAGGAGAACCCAGCGAGGATCTGGGCTTGGCAGGCTGCTAGGATCTCCGAGGACTTGGATGTCTTGGAAGATTCTAAGGATACTGTAGGGGCAATCGGCGTGTTCCCTAGGGCAATCCATGCAAGGTAGGAGACGTAGTCTGCGTTATCCATGTCGCATGGAATGTAAGCACCGTCCGATCTTTCTACAATGGCACCCTTTGGTTGGAAGTACGTGAACATTAGTTAGAGTTCCGATGAAAGTGTAACGGTCCAGCTACTAAGCGCAGCCTCGCCAGTTGCTGTAACCGTGGCTCCTACCGAGACTCCAGAAGTGGTAGCTCCGGACGCATAGATTGCACTGGTGTTGTTGTACGTACCCCCCGATAGTGTCACAGTAGGTGCGGCCCGCATCGAGGGGAAGGTCACAGCCGTCTGCAGGTTACCTGTGCCGTTAACGGCTTGACATGCAACGTTTACCAGAGATAGCTGGTAGTACCGCTGACACAGCGCCAACTCCTGCCCATACGAGCGCCGCTCAAACGGTGTTGCGACGCTTCCGGCTTCGAGCTGTAGCAAAGTCAGGCTGATGGAATTCCCCGAAGTCGCCCAATTAACCGCCGTTCCAGACGTGAAGTAGTTTCCCGACTGCCACGCGCCCAGCGTAGAGGTCTTGTAGTTACCTGCGGATAACGCCCCCACGCTTACATACATGCCGACTACGGTGGAAGATGCGATAGACGCGCCTGCTGGGATAGCGGGCAGGAGCACCGTGTACATCTGAGGGGTGTTCGCGGTAGCTACCGAGATGTTTGTGACGAAAGAGTAGGTCCCAGCACCATCTCTTACGGCAACCGTGTGGTTACCTATTGCTGACGACTGGTACAGGAACCGCAGAGCTACGGGCTGACCGATCAGGTCGAATGCGTTCAGGCCTTCGATGCACTGAAGGATACCCCCCCAGAACTTGTTGGTACTGTTATCCACCATGTTCGCTGTACAGGACTGCGTAACGCAGGGGTGCGTAACCCCGTTGTACGCCATGGTTCCTTGGGATTGCTGTACGGTACCCCCGGCGCTGTTGATACACAGGTAACGGTCAGGGCCGCCATATCCCTGAATGGATGTCCCAGCGGTCCCTGCCAGGGTCAACGTACTCCGCTGTGCCACCCTGCAATCGCCGTTAATGATCCTGTTGCGACCGGAGAACGGGGCGACCGCTGCTGCCACATACGCTGCATTAACGCCCCCCAGGGCACTCAAGGAACTCGCAGCATCTGTGTGTCCGGTGCCTCCGCTCGAGATAGGAATAGGCAGAGTAATGGACGCTGCGGAAGCTGCCGCTGCGTTGGCGCTGTTCTGGGCGTTCGTTGCGCTGGTCGAGGATGCAGTAGCACTACTGGCCGCATTCGAGGCGCTCGTCGACGCTGCCGAGGCTGACCCAGCGGCTTGGGATGCTGAGGTGCTCGCGTTGCTCGCATACGTTGATGCCGACGAAGCGGAGTTAGACGCATTGCCTGCAGAGGTGCTGGCGCTTGAGGCTGAGGTGGACGCTGCGGTGGCGCTCGATGCCGCATTGGATGCTTGAGTCGACGCAGAGCTGGCGCTATTTGCTGCTGCAGTGGCAGAGCCTGCCGCGTTGGATGCACTCGTAGAGGCTGCAGAGGCACTCGAGGATGCTGCGGTCGCACTTCCGGCTGCGTTGGTCTCGCTGGCAGCAGCGTTGGTTGCGGACGTCGAGGCAGCACCAGCTTGGGTCGTTGCAATCCCCGCCTGCGTAGTAGCCTGGGTAACCGCCGAGTTCGCTGTGGAGACCGCAGTCTGAGCTTGCGCGAGCGTGGTGTTCGCGGAGTTCAGGGTGTTCGTGGCCTGCTGGGCGAGCGTGGAGACGTTGGTCTCAGAGATACTCGCATTGCTGGCTGATGCTTCTGCAGCCGTAGCCGCTGCTTGCGCTTGAGAGTTCGCTGCGGTGACCGTGGCCACCTGTGCATTCAGCGAGTCGATCAGAGCGTTGGTCGTCTCGGCCTCCGGGGGCGTGTTGGTCCCCGAGAAGAAGCCGGTAGGGTTGGCCGTCATTAGTACTCCGTATTGTATGCAGGAGAGACCGCCTGTGCGGACTGATCCATGTCAGTCATGCGGCCCTGCTCTTCTAGGTCTGCGTAGAGTTGGGTGAAGCGCTGCTCGTAGGCTGCTGTGCGATCATCCACGAAGTAGTCGCAGCCGTAGCTGAGAGCCCCATAGAGCAGGAGATCCGCAGCAGCGTTCGTGAAGAAGTTGGAGTCGGTGTCGCTCACCAGCACAGGCTGCGTGGCGTAATAGACCATCACTACCTGGATTCCCTGGGGAACCGTAGGTTTGACCAGATACGACGCACCGACACGGCAGTAGTACTTGGGGTCCCCGCACAGCTCCTGAGGCATCCTGAGGAAGTGCGCGAGGTCCTTGTTCTCCATGAGGGTCGAGCCCGAGTACATGTGCTTCAGGCTCAGGAAGTCCGGAGGGACAACCAGGGAGTTCGTGGGGGTGACCGAAGGGTCGTTGCCCGTTGCAATGGTGATCTGCTCCTGACCGGGGACGCGGAGCGTGCGCTCGATACGCGCTTGGGCCAGGTTGATGAATTGGTTCGCCAAGTCCGTAGTGCAGTCGTTGCGGTTTAAAATGGCGAGGAGTTGTGTACGGAGTTGGGCGAGGGTCACTTAGATGTCCTTGGCAGTCGCTAGGAAATACTCAAGGTTTTCGGTCTTGAGCTTCGCGACGGTCTTGCGGATTGGTTCTTGAAACACGTCATAGCCTTCGCGGAACCAGCGGTCTACGAGGGCCGCAGGAATGGAGGCAACGTGCATGAGGTCCTTCTCCCTGACGTTCGACGAAGCAAGGCGCTTGTCTGCAAGGTCCTGGAGGAGGCTGTCGGGGATTACTTGGTGGGTCTCGACAATGTGCCCGTCCGTGTTGGACGTGACCGAGACATTGACGCCGTTATCGAGTCGGAGCATGGGGAAAGGAAAAGACCCCACTGCGCGAGAGTGGACGCAGCAGGGTGTGAAGGAATCTGAGGGTCCCCGCGAACGGGGGACCGGAGGGTTACTACAGGCTGCTCACGCCCGGTACTTCGCCACATCCATGGGAACCGGGTCCCACGTTATGGAGCAGCCTTCAGGTCATTACTGGCCGATGGTGACGTTCGAACCCGTCAGGCCCTTGATCGCAGCCGATGCCTTCTGGTTCAAGTGCTTCAGCGAGAACTCACCAACGATCTGGTTGCGGTGGGCATCGCCCGTCACAGCCAGCGGGATACGCGTCCACGGACGGAGCACAGCGATCTTCCAGTACTGCGGATCGAACAGGAGTGCCGAGTCAGCCTTCAGGAAGCGGTTGATCACCACCTTCTGCTCACCGAACGGCGACACGTACAGGTCGACCACGTTCACCACGGTCTTGTCTGCCGAACCGTCGAAGGTGCGGTAGCGACCAGCAGCTGCCGTGAAGCCTGCAACGATCAGCGAGTCAGCCGGCTTGATCATCATGATCTTCGCTTCGCCACCACCTTCGTACAGCTTCTGGTTGGCCGTCAGCACATCGTTTTCCGACAGGGCCACCGGAGTTGCCGTGTGGTCGATCACGTTGCCCGTGTCAATCATCGAGGCACCCGAGGCACCCGTGCCGAACACGTTGCCAAACTTGCGGGCCGTGGTCTCGTTTCCTACCGCAGCGTTCTGAGCCACGCCGACCAGCGCATACTCAAATTCGCGCTTCAGTTCAGCCGACTTCTTGCCCATCTGGTACGCCGTTTCCTTGGCGCGACCATACGTCGACACGGTGTCAGCCGAGTTCGACACACGGACGGTCTTCGTCAGGATCTGCGTGTAGTTCGACAGCATCGTGGTAGCGTTCAGCGTGCTGTCCGATGCGTCTGCACCTTCAACTGCAGCGTTCGCACCTACCGCAGCCAGCGAGTCTTCCTGCCACTGGAACAGCGTGTTGTGGACGCTCTCCGTCTTCACCATCGTCTGGAACGGGGTGTTCGTAGGCGAGATGTTGCTGATGACATCCGAGATGTCTTCCTTGATGCCAACTTGGTCGTAAGTCTTGAAAGCGGTTGCGCTCATTTTGTATTCCTAAAGAATGGAGTGATCTGGAGCCGCCCTTGCGGCCCCGAGTTTCTGTGGGGTATTACTCAGTTGACCAGCGGGCCAGGAAGAGGTCTGCAGCGTCGTCGGTAGAGCCCGACTTCTGGAGGCGCTGCTTCATCTTCGCGGTCTTGTCGACCTTGGAGTCCTTGGTGGTGACTGCCTTGGTGGTCTTCAGGACCTTCTGGGGAGTCTTGTTGACCTTCTTGGTCACGACTGCCTTCGCCTTGTCAAACTGCATCGCCTTGTGGATCATCTCCAGGGCGAACGGGTCGACAATGCCGTCTACGACATGCTTAGGCATGCCCGTGCTCTCCGCATAGGC